AAGAAGGTCGAAATCAAGGGTTCGACCTACACTTGGACGGTATCTCGTTCGGAGACCACCACCATCGACAAGAAAGCTCTGGAAGCTGACGGTCTGCTTGAGAAGTACCAGAAGAAGTCTGAGCAGTACCGCATGACTGTGAAATAAGGAGGATTATCATGAAGTTTCAGAAATTCGTAAAGGCTCTTGGGTCTGACGGTATCGTGTACAATCGCAAGAATGGTGAACGCTGGCTTGCTTCCGAGCGAGTGTTCATGAAAATCCCGGAGGACATCCGTAGCGTCACCTGTGCTGACATTGCCGACATGCCCGATTTCGTGGAGAACATCATCAACTACGACAGCTTCACCAACCCCTGCGACCTCGCCAAAGCTGTCATGCCGTATGCCGATGGGGTCATTAAAGACTGCGTCCGCATTTACGAGACCGAAGACAGACTGAGCAAGGTTGCCATTGACAACGGCTCCTACGCCCTCATTGAGCGCAGTGACACTGTCGAAATGTACGCTCAGTTCGACACCGAGAGTGAGACCAGCGAGGGCAAGGCTCTGGTTATCAAGCACCTTGCAGGTCTGCTCCATGACGAGGAAGTAATCGGCCTGATTTTCCCGACCGATTACGAGGAGTGAGGTGAAGACCATGTATATCGACCCGTTTGTGGCTGGCGTGGTTTCTACCATTCTGGTTGAGCTGATTCTGATTGTGGGCTACGCCATGTATGTGAGCGCAAAGAAGAAATAAGGAGGACAAAGACAATGGCACGAATCCCTATGACGAGTGGTTTCACTCTCATTCCCGAAGGAACTTATGTGTTCCGTGTGTATGCCGCTACCTATGACGAGGAGTTTGGCAAGATTGAGGTCAAGCTGGTGAACGCCGCTGGCATGACCCACACCGAGCGATTCTCCATCAAGGACAACAATGACGAGCTGAACGAAAAGGCTCTGAACGCCTTTTCCTACTTCGCCAAGACCGTGATGGGTGACTACACCTTGGAGGACATCGACCCGGCAGAGCTTATCGACCACTTCATCTGTGCTGAGGTGGTACACACCAAGCTCCCTTCCAACAAAGACCCGAACAAGATGGTCACTTTCGCCAACCTCGGCGAGAAGTCCCCGGCAGAGTACTTCGACACTGAGCCGGTTGCCCGTGCGCTGACGCTCGGTAAGACCGAAGCCGCTCCCGCCACTGCGAAACCTGCTACCGCCCCGGCTCCCGCCGCCCCCGCCGCTCCCGCTCCTGCGGCAAAAGGGCTTGACCTTGACGCTCTGCTCGGCGGTCTGTAATTCGTGGCAATCAAGTGTTGCAAGGACTGTGTAGCACCCAAACGCCATGCTGGTTGTCATGCCACTTGCGCCGAATACCTGTCTGAGAAGCAAGAATATGAAAAGCTCAAGGAGAAAGAGCGCAAGTGGCGTGAAACCATGAATGGCCTTTACACGCAGAGGGAGCGGGCTTTACGCAGGGCTTTGCGGAGTAGGAGGAAATGATATGGAGATTGCAAAGGACGATATGGGGAAAGCGAAGCTCTCCCTCGTCCCGGTTCAAATCATTCGTGACATTGCGGTCGTTCGGGAGTATGGCACGGAGAAGTACCACGACCCCGACAACTGGAAGAAAGTCGAACTGCAACGCTATATTGACGCTTTTTACCGGCACTGGCTGTCCTTCATCGAAGACAACAACTCCAAGGACGCTGAGAGCGGTATCGAGCATTACAAGCACATGGCTTGCAACATGGCGTTCATCTGTGAACTGATGAAGGAGAAAGCCAATGACTGAATTAGAACGAGTACAGCTTTTTGAAGCTGCAGGTCTGGACAGAATCGTGTCTCGTGAGTTCAAGACCTACCTGATGGAAAACGGCTTCTTTCACGCCCCGGCAAGCACCAAGTACCACGGGGCATACGAGGGCGGTCTGTTCGACCATTCGCTGATGGTGATGAACACGCTCGTAGACCTGTCTGCGAAGAACGGCCTGAAATGGCGCAGAGTGGAAAGCCCCTTCATTGTGGGTATGTTCCACGACCTGTGCAAAATCGACCAGTACCGCCACCCCATCAAGGAGACGCTTTATGTCGGCTCCGAGGAGACCACCATCTATGACGAGCAAGCGTGGGAGTACAACCCCAACACGCTCGTCAAGGGACATGGCGATAAATCGGTCATTCTCCTGTCTCAGCACATGACGCTGACCGAGGAGGAGTCCATGTGTATTCTCTATCACATGGGGGCTTTCACCGACAAGGAGCATTGGAGGAGCTTCACTGACGCTGTTCATAAGTTCCCGAATGTACTCTGGACACATCAAGCAGACATGATTGCGTCTCATGTGGTAGGTGTCTGATATGCCGATATTCAAGAAGAACCGAGGTCACATCTTTGCTGTGAAGTTCAGCGCAAAGGAGCAGAAAGCCATTGACGCTGAAATACTCCGTCAGTGCGCCGAGTTCGACAGAAAGAACGAGCTTGAAATGGACTCCGTCATTCTGTGGGTTCTGCATGAGCGGTTCGGCTTCGGGAAGAAGCGGCTGAGGAGGTTCTTTGAGAGCTATGCCGCCGAGCTGGACGCTCTGGAAAAGCGGTACGAAATGGGCAACGAGGACATGGCTTGGCTGTGTAGGCACAAGCTGGAACGATACGGCATTGACATTGCCGAATGGAACAAGGAGGGCAAACAGTGAACTATAAGCTGAAAAGCGTGAACGGGAAAGTGACTTTCCTGCTTCGCACCGGCAAGGACTTGGTGAAAAACCAGATGGCGGTTGCTTCCGCTCAGCACATCATCGACCACGGTGAGATGAAAAAGTCCGATGTGGAGGGCTACCCCATCAATATCAACAACGAGTGGTACTTCGAGGGCGAGGTCTTCAAGCGCACCACTCCCAAGAAGACTGAGGACAAAGCGGAGGTTGAGGAATGAGAACTTTCTATACCGATTACATCCAGCACTGCATGAAGTTCTACGCTCGACACCCCAACCCCAAGTTCCGCTCTGACGCTGACAAGCAGAACTGGTACGCCTGTGAGAACGCCTTGAAGGGCTTCACCGACAGCGAAAGAGAGATTCTGCTGTTCATCTATCAGGAGGGCGATACCATTCCTGACAATGTCTACAAGGTCTCCGTGACCAAGAACATCAAGCAGGACAAAGTGTGGGCTTTGGTCAACGAGTTGGAGCGCAAGGTCGCTAAGAGGAGGAACCTGATTTGACACGCTACGAGAACATTCCCGAAGAACTGAAACAACTGAATCAGTGGGTCTGTACTCGTAGCAACAGCAAAGTTCCGATGAAAGCGACCGCACCAGAAGCCGCTTCCTCCACCAATCCCGAAACATGGTCTTCCTTCGACACGGCTTACAAGGCCGTGTCGGAGGGACACTATGACTACTGCGGGTTCGTGTTCGATGATAACGGCTATGTGGGGATTGACATTGACGATGGGTATGACCAAGACGGTTTTCTCTCCCCTCTGGCGGCAGAAATCATAGGGCTGTGTGAGAGCTACACCGAGAAGTCCAAGAGCGGCAGGGGCTTTCACATACTGCTCAGGGGGACTCTCCCCTTCAAGGGCAAGAACAACCTCGCAGGGGTGGAGATTTACAAAGCGGCTCGGTACTTCATCATGACCGGCGATACGCTCCTGTACGACACCATTGAGGAAGACCAAGGAGCCATTGATTGTGTGGTGGAAAAGTACTTCCCTGAGACCAGAGAGGAAAAGGCCGGGGAGCGATACGGCGGCAGGATTTATTCTCCGATATGGAGTCTTCCTGAGAACAACCGCATAAAGCTCCGTCCCGTTTACCCCCGGATTCCCGATGGGAGTAGGAACATCTGTCTGACTTCTCTCGCAGGTATGCTCCACAATCAGGGGTACAGCAAACAGCAAATCTATGACGAGCTGTTGTACGCCAACATGGTGGCCTGTGACCCGCCCCTCGACCGAAACGAAATCCGAACCATCTGTAACAGCGTGACTCGTTACAAGAGATAAGATATAACACGGAAAAGATAAAAAATATTTCCGATAGGGTTGACAAATAATCTTTTCCGTGTTATTATCTAATCACAACAAGGCAATAAATTATCTCATTCAGATTAAGGAGGATTACATCATGACTCAAGACTTTTACCGGGGGGACATCTTCTTCATTGCTCACTCTCCCGTCTCTGGCTCCGAGCAGGGTGGTCATAGACCCGGCGTTATCGTTTCCAACGACCTCGCCAACAGGTACTCTCCCAATGTGGAGGTTGTGTTCCTGACCTCTCAGGAGAAGAAGCCCATGCCCACGCATGTGCCGGTTCAGTGCAAAGTCCCTTCGACCGCCCTGTGCGAGAACATCCAGACGGTCTCGAAGGAACGGCTTGACGGCTTTGTCCGTTCCTGCACGGCTGAGGAAATGAAGCAGATTGACTCCGCTCTGCTGTACTCGCTCGGTATCCGTTCTGCCAGCGTGGAGGAAGCCCCGCAACAGGCGGCGAACACTCCCGACCCGAAAGCTGACATCCAGTGCCGGGAGGAAATCGAGAGAGACCTGTACAAGAATCTGTACGAACAGCTCTTGGAGCGAGTAATGAATAAATAAGGAGGTTCACCATGTTGGTCACACCCATTCAGGCAACGCCTGACCCTATCAACACCATTGCGGCAATCGCAAGTATCTGCTATGACAGCGACCCCAAGAACCCGCTTGGGCTGGTGAAGCACCTGTACCGCAACGGACACCATAGCGTGTTCGAGCATATCTACTTCACCTTCAAAATCGAGGGTATCTCCCGTGCCTGTTCTCACCAGCTCGTGCGGCATAGGCACTGTAGCTTCACTCAGCGGTCTCAGCGATACTGCTCGGAGGATGGTTTCTCGGCGGTACTGCCACGCTCTATTGAGGAGCTGGGCGGTAAATGGGATTACGGCTTGGTGCTGAATCATATCGCAGAGTTTTACGAGCTGTCCCAAAAGGTTGGAGTTCCCAACGAGGACGCTCGGTATGTCCTCCCCAACGCCTGTGAGACCGCCCTGTTCCTCTCCTGCAATCTGCGGGAGCTGATTCACATGAGCAACGAACGGCTGTGCCTGAGAGCGCAGTGGGAAATCCGAGAGCTGATGAAGCAGATGGTGTCCCTTGTAGACCCTGCGCTTCACTTCATGCTCGTCCCCAAGTGCAAGAGCGGTCGTATCGTCTGCCATGAGAAGTGCGGAGGTGTTGACGATGGCGAATAAAATGACGGTTAAGGGCTGGGACGAGATTCAGAGTGACTACGAGCGTATGCAGGGAATGTCGTGCGTTCCTGCTGTCATTCGCAAGGTGGCTCAGAACCATGTCTTCGATGAAAACCAGTCCGTGAAGTGGAACCGTGACAAGGTGGCTGAAAACAACGCCGCATACCAAGCGGAGGTTGCTCGTCTCAACACCGCCAAGAACAAGGCGAGAGACGCTATCCATGAGGACATCTACCGTGCTATTCAAAGCGAGGTCGGACACGGGCTGACTCGTGATGGAGCAAGAAAACTTTGGGAATACGCCTACGACAAAGGCCATGCGCATGGAAGCTATGCAATCATAAGCTACCTCGAAGACCTTCTCGTATTGGTATATGGGGTGCTGGACGATGTCAAACGATAACAAACTCTACTGTCCCCTCCTGCTGGCTTCTCAGGCAATCACCAACCCTGAGGGGTGGGTGTGTCGCAAGGATAACTGCGCTTGGTGGGTGGAGGACAAACAGAAATGTGCAATCGCAGTAGGAGGTGAACGCAACCGTGGCAAGTGATAGAGAGCTGTTCGAGCTTCGTAACGGCAGAGTCATTATGGACGAAGACCTGTCCGAGAAGATGTACACCATCAAGTCCTACCACCCTGAGAAAGCTGACGAGTACAGCTCCGGGTTCGAGTGGTCGGAAATGGGCATGGCGAACCTGTTCGGGATTCTCTACAACCGGGAAGCTCGTTACTGCACCGAGCATAAGAGCTGGTACACCTACTTCGAGGGTGCATGGCGCAAGGACGAGGGCGCAATCCTCGTCTCGGAGAAAATCAAAGACTTCGTGCGGTTGATGATTCTCTACTGCGGAGAAATCGTGGACGATGAAACCCGTAAGTCCTACACCTCCTTCGTGAACAAGATGGGTGACAGACGCATGAGAGACCGAATCCTCAAGGACGCAACCGGCGAACTGCGTATCTCTGCGACTGACTTTGACGCTGACCCCTATCTCATAAACTGCCTGAACGGAACCTACTCTCTGCGGGACTTCTCTTTCCGGGAAGCCAAGTGGGACGATTTTCTCACCATGCAGACCAACTTCCGTCACACCGTCCGCAGGGACATTCGCTGTGAGCGGTGGGAGCAGTTCATTGACGAGGTCACTCAGAACGACAAGGACAAAGCTGATTTCCTGCAACGCTCCCTTGGCTACTCCATCCTCGGCATGAGCAACGAGGAGTGCATGTTCATTCTGCACGGCAAGACCACCCGCAACGGCAAGTCCACGCTCCTCAACACGATTGAGACCATGCTCGGTGACTACGCCAAGGTTGCCCCTGTCGGTATGATTTGCCGAGGAGACCGGCAAAAGGACGCAGAAGCGGCTTCTCCTACCCTCGCCGGTCTCAAGGGCAAGCGGTTTGTCACCATGAGCGAGTCCAACGAGTACGGCAAGCTGGACGAGGAGAAAATCAAGCAGTTCACGGGTGGTGAGGAAATCTCCGCTCGTGCGCTGTACCAGTCGGCAATCACCTACAAGCCGCAGTTCACCCTCTGGCTGTCCTGTAATGACCTCCCGATGGTGACGGACAAGAGCTTGTTCGCTTCCGAGCGTATCAAGGTGATTGAGTTCAACCGGCATTTCTCTCCCGCCGAGCAGGACACTCACCTCAAGGACGAGCTGACCTCTCAGGAAGCCATGAGCGGCATTTTCATGTGGCTGGTGCGTGGGTATATCAAGTACAAGGAACACGGTCTCGCCATGTCTGAGTCCCTGAGGTCTGTCGTGACGAAGTACGAGCGAGAGAATGACCTTGTACTTCAATTCCTCGAAAACCGCTGTGTGCGAGTCCCGGAGGACGAGAACAACCCCTTCGGTGAGAAGGGCAAGCGCACCAACATCAAGGCGAAAGACCTCTACCAAGCGTTCAAGATGTGGGCGAAGTCCGAGGGAGCCTATGTGCTGTCGGCGAGGAAGTTCAATTCCGAAATGGAGCGTCACCCTGAATGGTTTGACCGCAAATCGACTTCCAGCGGCTTCGTAATCTATTGGGGTCTGAAATTGAAGGAGATTGTTTGAGAGGAAAACAGTAAAGGAGAAGAATATGTTCGCAATACAGAACATCAAAACGGGTAATTTTCTGTATGGAACAGACTACCGATATTTCCCGCCGCACCAGAGAACGAGCAGAAATCAGGCTCTCACCTACGACTGTTTGGCAACTGCGAAAGCCGATTTTTGCCGCCGCAGGTGTGGCAAGGACTATCGTGTCGTGTGTCTCAAGACGCTTGAGGTGAAGCGGGTTGTCAATTTCGACATCGAAAACCGCTATGAAATCTATGACAAGGATTGGAGTGACGAAAATGAGTGACCTTAAAATCTTCACTGACAATATCGAACCCGAAGCCCTGAACCAGATTTACACCCTCGTGAAGCAACCCGTCTTCGCTGACTGCAAGGTTCGTATCATGCCCGATGTCCACGCAGGAGCCGGGTGTGTAATCGGCTTCACCGCCGACTTGGGTGACAAGGTGATTCCGAACATCGTGGGTGTAGACATCGGGTGCGGTATGTGCACCGTTGAACTCGGACAAATCAACATCGACTTCGCCGCCCTCGACTCTGCCATTCGTGAGCATATCCCCTCTGGCAGAGAGGTGCGCAAGAGCGAGTATGTTCGTTTCGAAATGCTGGACGAGCTTCGGTGCTACCGTCACCTGAAAGACATCGACCGCATTAAGAGAAGCATTGGCACTCTTGGCGGCGGCAACCACTTCATCGAAATCGACATGGACGAGTACGGCAACAAGTTCCTCATTATCCACACGGGAAGCCGCAACCTCGGAAAGCAGGTAGCAGAGTACTATCAGGCTCTCGCCGTGGAGACCATGTCGGGCAAAGACCTGCTGTACAAGCGGCAGGAGCAGTTGATTGCCGAGTACACGGCGCAGGGACGAAAGAAGGAAATCGAGAAAGCTATCCGGGAGCTTCACCGCAAGTTCAGCCCGAACCCTCTCGGTATTCCGAAGGAGCTGTGCTACCTCACCGGCGAGAATCGTGAAGACTATCTGCACGACATGAGAATCTGCCAGCGGTACGCCGCCCTCAACCGCTATGCCATTGCCGAGACCATTCTCGATGTGATGGGCTGGAACCATTGGGGTGGTTTCGAGACCATTCACAACTACATCGACTTGGAGACGAACATGGTTCGCAAGGGAGCTATCTCTGCCAAGGCCGGTGAACTCCTGCTCATTCCCATCAACATGCGAGACGGCTGTATTATCGGCAAAGGTAAAGGCAACCCGGATTGGAACTGCTCTGCCCCGCACGGTGCAGGTCGTATCATGAGCCGTAGCAAGGCGAAGGAGCTGGTGAGTCTCGCCGACTTTGAGGACTCCATGAAGGGTATCTTCACCACCTCGGTCAGTCAGTCCACGATTGATGAAAGCCCGATGGTCTACAAGCCCATGGCAGAAATCGTGGCGAATATCGCCGAGACGGTGGACATTCTCATGGTCATTAAACCTTTGTACAACTATAAGGCAAGCGAGTGAGGTGTGACTATGGACGAACTTTTGGGGCTTATCGCAGACATCAATCCGACCGAAATCGCAAGCCACATTGAGCAAGGAAATCTCGCCGAGTGGTGCGAGGGCTGGCGGCAGGTAGCGACTGTGACGGTCGAAAACCTCAGATTATCCGAATCGGATTGAAAAATCATCAAAAACGACATTTGCGAAATAGTCTTTGTAAGACTACTACTTGTCTTTTCGCAAAGTTATAGGAGAAGTAGTAAAAGTAGTTCAAATCTTGATTTTGCGTAAAAGTCTCCTATAAGGGGGTCTATATAGCGAAAGTTTACGCAAAAACTGATTTTCAACTACTTTAACTACTTTATAAGAACAAGAAGAAAGAGGACTCTTTTGAGCCGAAAGAGGACTCTCTGAGGAGGTAAGAACGACTATGGCAACAAAGAGAAACAACCCGAAGGGCATTGGATTGCCCACGAGTACCAGCTCCCTCACACTTGACGCTGGGGATAATGCCAAGTACACCAGCATGAACCTGCACTTCATGAACATGCCCAAGATTGATTTGCATGACGAGGTTGCGGTACAGAACAGGCTCAATGAGTATTTCAACCTCATGGTGGAGAGCGATATGAAGCCCTCTGTGTCTGGTATGGCTATGGCGTTGGGGATTGACAGGAGAAGACTGTGGGAAATCAAGACAGGTAACACACAAGGCAGTGGAGCCATGGGTGGGCTGTCCTCGTTGCCGCAAGGCGTTACGGACTTGGTAAAAAAAGCGTACCAACTTTTGGAATGTCTGTGGGAGGACTACATGCTCAACGGCAAAATCAATCCTATGGCTGGTGTGTTCCTCGGAGTCAACAACTATGGCTACCAAGATGTCAAAAAGGTCGATGTTGCCCCTGTTCTGCCCACCAACAAGGACAACGACTATGACCCCGACTCTATCCGAGAGCGATACCTTATCGACTCTAACGACTCTGACTCAGATTCCGACAACGACTAACGACTATCGACTATCAAACGACTATCGACTATCGACTATGAAGCCGCCGCTCGAATCCCGGCGAAAACCGGGAGGAAAAGCGGCGGTTTTTCTGTCAAGTCACTTTTTCACACTAACACTTTACTGTAATAAATCAATCAGGGCGGGGTGGCGGTTGTTCCGGGGCGGGTTTCCGTTTTCCCTATATAATGTATAGGGGACAACAAACAATCCAAAAAAGATAAAAAATTTCAAAAAACCTATTGACAATTCGCAAAAGGCGAATTATACTATAATCATAACGGGACAACAAACAATCCGAAACAGATTATAGG